AGAATCCAGCGGCATTTTGGCAGGGTTAGGTTCTTGACCAAGTTGTTCACAGATAAGTAAATACTTTTCTACATCTATCTGTGAAGATTCTCGAACATATCGCTCAAGTAGCTTTTGTATTTCAGCTACTTGTTCTGCGTAAAATTTTCAAGGTCACCTACAGTTTCTGTAACCCAAGTATCAAATACAGAAGAATTTTTCATTAATAACTCTGCATTGTCTTGTGTATATGTAAGTTCATCATCGGGGTCAAGACTAGAAACATCTACCAAAAGAAGCTCTTCTAGGTAACGATATTTTAGGCCAGACCATCCTTTAATTACTGCTTTACAGTATTCAACCAAAAATTTCTCTTCATCAAGTACTTCTTCGGGCTGTCGAGTCTTTTTGTCGAATTTAGTAGTTACACACTTTTTTCGTAATTTTAGTAGCTCTTCTCTCGCAAGATAACAAAGGTCTACTGACATCCCTGAGTATCCTGAAAAGTCTATTGTTACAGTTTTACTTGGAGTCATAAGACTCGCTAAAGAAACAGGTGAATCACTCATTTTTTATCCTTTTAAAGCTGTTATTAATTTAATACACATATTATATCCAAGACCAGGAAAAAAGTCAAGAAGTATTTTTTATTACCTGAAAATAAAAAACCCGCCGAAGCGGGTTTTAAAAAAGCTAAAATTAAGCAGGAGTTGGACCGTAATAAGTAATAGCTACTTCGTCCGTGTCTCCAATTGATTCTCCCAAACCATGGAAGGTAGTCTCCAAGGAAATTACATCCTCAATTGAGTGCGCGGGAATTTCAATATGTGCTTTATCCATATGGAACTGTACGGCGGGAACGCTATTATCAGTAGTAGCTCCTCCAATCTTAAAGACAAGATCGAATGCGTTTACAACTTTTTCGAGCGCAGTAGTTGTAGTTAAGTCATTAAAGAAATCGGTTGAAGTTCCAGAGTTGCCTGTATCTTCATAACTTAAGTAACAAGTAAAGCTTCCAGTTACAGTTCGAGCTCCAGTAATATTTTCAATTGGCTTATTTACAATTCCTAATTCCTCTGGAACAAGATAGGTAAGATTATTTGTAATTGTAATATTACCCCCTGTCAGAGTCATATTGTAAACACCATTGGAGCTTGCTCCAGGAAATACAGTGGTATCATCAGCAGTAATTGCAAGCTGAGTGAGTCGATTACGAATAAAGTTATTCGTAGCCGAAGTTCCTTCATCAATAGCCTGTCGAGCGGCTTCACTTCCATTTCCTACATTTGTCATAATATGAAAAGCATCGTCATTATCAGAATCAATCCACACATCTCCAACTGCAATAGTAGTGCCATCTACAGTAGTGTCTGTATAAATAGGAAGAGTTGCGTCTCTATGAACGGAGCCGCTAAAATCAGCAATTTCCTTACCAAAGCCCGACCAGTTAATAGTTGCGATACCATCAACGTCAAAGTCGATACTTGCTTCGTTAACTGCGGCATTTGTAATTTTGTATACAACAGGATTAGCGGCCGATGTATTTACAAAGAAATAAAGAGTTGCTGTAGGCAGTACAGAACGATTACTTTCCGCAAATGTTATAGCAGAAGAGCTTGTTGAGGGCGTAATAACAGGACCACTAACAGCATTAGTAGCTCTCGTAAATGCATAAGAACTATAAGTATCTGAAGCAGCCATAAGAGCCCAAAGAACCTCTTCTACAGAGTGAATTTCTACAGCACTATCTGCGTCACTTGCTCCACCATTTCCTGCGGATTTGAAGGGACGCATATAAGTACTGAAAGACCACTCTACTGGAGCCAGTGAGTCGTTAAAGAGTCTGCGACCACGACGGCTTGCTCCTCCGGTACTCTCCATCTCTGCCAGAGTAATTTCTGAGGAGTTTGTTGCTTGAGAGAAGCTGAATCCATCAAGAATAGGCACTTCCCAAAGTCCAGTAGTTCCAGACCACTCTACAAAGAGTTTGGAATCTCTACTAAAATATAATTGTTGAGCCATAGTTTATCTCCTATGAACTTTGAAAAGACTTGGTCGTGAACTTTTGTTCGTGCCAGTCGTTTCTAGTATCGAACCTCTATAAGTACTTCTGCGACTCCTAGAGGATCTAATACTCCTTCATCAGTATCTATACTAATGATTGAGATTTGTTGAGTGACTTGTTCTAAGCCATTTCTATCGTAGTATGTAAATCTACTGTTTTCTTCTAATACTGTCTCTACGTCCTCTAAGAGTTCGTCAAGAGCATCTACCGAGTCTTCTTGATTTACATAGCAACGAATTGTAATATTTAAAAATCTATCTTTATACCCGCCGCCTTGGTACTCTCGAGTTTCAGATCCTGCATTTAAGTGTATTGCAGGAAACTCTTCTACTTCATCCCAAAATTTTAGTCTAGGGCTTACTTCAGCAACTGCTGTATGATAAATACCTCGACCATCAATATCTGCTAATTTATCTGCTAAAGCTTTTGTAATGGCAGCTCTTCGGCTAGTGTACTTTCTCTCGTTCGCCATTACAATCTCCTAGTATAAAATCTTCCAAGTGCCATTTCTGCGGCGATTTCTCGAATAGATGAATCAATCAATTTTCGAGGGTCTCTTTCGTCCGTAGCCCAGGGAGGGCTTCCAAGGCCCATTTCAAAAACTTGATACGGGTCTTTTTGGTAGGAATATCCAAAACTTGGAAACCCCTTTCTAGTTTGTGTAGCTTCCATAATTCTTACACTATTTGCGAATCTTCCTGTTCTATTTACAAGTGCAGGCTCTCGCATATTTTTTTGTAAAACTCTAGGTAGTTTTTGATTTATTAAGGCAACTACTGAGAACATGGAACGTTGGGTATCTTTTGCACTTTTTTGAGCAAACTTTTTCTTTGCTGGATTTCTTTTCTTTGTTACTGCTAAACTGCCCGCCGATAACGATTTGCTAGGGGCTTTTTTCTTTTGTCCATCATTCTGTTTTTTAGCCTTTGTTTTTGTTCTTACGTTTGGATTTTTTCGATCCAATTCTATAAAAGGCATTACTATATGCGCTTCTACTTTTTCTTTTAAGCTACGAGACCCTTCCATGTTAATAAGAGCATCCGCACCTATAGTATCTGTAAAAAACTTTCGTACAATTTCAAGTATCTTTTTTTCCTCCTTGGCATCAGTGCCTCTATTTGAGTAAAAATCCTGAAATGTAATAATTGGAATATATTCTGCCTTTAGATCTCCTTTTGGAGTTACTAGAGTCTGATAGTCTACTAGTACTTCTTTTATCAACTCTAAGGTTTTTAAAGATATTCCATATTCCTTAAACTGATCTTTTAAATATGTATTTAAACCTGGAGTTGCTGCTAAATCTATTCCATTTTTAGAAGCTAGAGAAGCTGCTTGGGCAAGTTGTAAAGAAGAAATTGCAGCACCCCCTGCAACTCCGTGTCCTCTATCTATTTTTGCTTTTACTCGAGCTCTTAAAGACTTGCTTTTATCCTTTAATACCTTATCTACTATTTTCTCTTTTATTCGCCCTGCAGTAGTAAAACTAGATATAATGAAACTTTTTCCTGCTCTTATATCTTTTGCTACATCAGGTGATACTTCTAATATATGTAAATACTCGTAAGTATCTGTTACTTTTCTGAAACCTCTTCTTTGTACGAATCTATCTTGATAAGTTTTTGCAATTTGCTGGGCTTGTTTTACATCGTCTTTAGTTATAGTAACTTTTTTTATACTTTTACTGCCCTTTCCTCTATCTATAAACTGCTCTAGTGTTTCATTAATAAAATTTAAATCTTTTAATTGTAATATTTGAGGGCGACCCCTTTGTGCCTCTTTACGAGTTTTCTTATTGTATTCTGAAGATAATTTCTTCAATAATTGATTGGATATTCTTTTAGAAACTGTTGCCTTACTCATTAAAAGTTTTTGTAAAGATCAAGCACGCGTTTAATATGGTCAGGAAACGCCACATTATTGCGCTGACTTGAGCTTGCTTGATTCTGAATACTAGCGCCAGCAATAGACCGTCGCTCTTTGTGCTCATCTTTCAAGTAGTATGTAATCAAATCAAAAACTGCCAATCGCAGGTCCGAAGGCAAAGTAGAGTATCCTGCAGTATAAGTTACACGAACTGCTCCTGGGCCACGACGCCAATTTTTATAACTACCATTCGTTGTACGTATTAGGCTATCAGTAGTAGTATCTAAATAATATTCATATGCACCTGTAGTAAGAGTATTATAAGAACTTCCATAAGAGTCACGCTCTTCTACTGTTACAATTGTATTTACAGGACTTTCCGTCAACTGTACAATATGGGTGTCCCAATCAATATTAATTGATTCCACTTTATTTGTAGAGTAGTAATCTACAAAACTATTTGCACAATAAGTCTTTACTAATTCACTCACGGAAGGGATAAGAAAGTTTAACCGAGCATCGTCCTTAGGACTACTGATCCCTTCGGCTGCTTTATAATCATTTAAAGTAGTTAAATCTGCCATAAGTAAATTAATAAAAACTTGGGGAGGCGAACCTCCCCAGTTTACAGAGCTTTTACAGAGCTAATTAAGCTTCGTGATCGATCTTGATTGCGGGCTCATTACCTGAACCATCACCAGCCAGAATCTCTTCAAAGCCAAGTGATTGAGAAGATACGATTACACGACGCTGGTTCATGACTTCGTAATCTTGCTCAACCGATACTCCTCGCAGTCGAGGCAGTACATAGTTGCGAGTGTTAACCGCAAATGCAGCAGGTGCACCAGCAGCTTCAGTCGGGAACTCTTCAGATACAATTACGGGCGAACCGTATACTGCACCGATAGTACCAACAACACGTGCTGCCAGGTCTGAACCAACTTCATCCAGAGTCTGGAAGTTAGCATCGTTCAGCAGGTCAAAGTAACTGTTCTGACTTACGATATACGCGATATCAGTAGGATTCAGACCATACTTACCCATGGCCTCACGAGCACCCAACAGCATAGCTGCAGTCAAACGAGTTGACGCTGCCAGTGAGAAAGTACCGGGATCATATGCAGCTGCATAGTTGTCCAGGCCTGAGATAGTGCCGTTACCGTTCAGGATAACGTCTTCTACCGCACGACCGTGTGCACGAGCTACTGATTCGATCAGCATAGGCATCAAGTTAATGAGTACCTGCTCATCTACGTCATTGTCCATAAAGGTACTGGAAACCAGACGATAAGCATTGAGAACAACTTGCTTAGCGTTATACTGGTTAGCAGTTACCTGAGGACGGTTCTCCAAGTTGCCGCTAGTAGCTGCGGTTGCCCAAGCAGCCTTGCCAGCATCAGTTTGGATCGGCAGTACCGTAGCGCCACCATTTACGGGAATCTCACGGAAAAGTCGAGCGACTTTCAGCTCATGCATGATTTCCTTCTCGATCAGTGAAGAAACTTCCTGGTCGATATCAGCAGCGTTAGCAGCGTAGTTTACGCCTGCCTTTTCTTGCAGATCCTGAGCAAAGTCAGTGTTCCAACCCTTACGAGTTATAACGCCCAGCATGTGAGCGGTCAGGAACTCTTTACCCCACTTAGAGATATCAGACTTATCTGCGCGATCAGCGAATACACGCTTTGACTCACGCATCTTAGCGATTTCTTCTGACTTCTCTTCCAGATCTCGCTTGTACTTAGCCAGAGTCTCTTCCATATCAGCATTACGCTTGTTCAGATCCTCTTGTACATCAGCCATCAGACGCTCAGTGCCTGACTCAATGCCAGTCTTGATAGCGGTCTTGACTTCTTCTTCCTGCTGAGCTTTAGCTTCGGCTTCTACCTGAGCTTTCTTAGCAGCTTCTTGGGCAGCCTTTTCTTCGGCAGCCTTCGACTCAGCTTGCTTCATAGCGATCTTAGCAGCAGTCTCCTCTGCTACTTTCTTCGCAAAAGCTTCCAAGTCGATTTCGGGAGTTTTTACTTCTTCCGACATTTTGATCTCCTCTCTCGCGGATTTTTCCGCTTCGTCCGGTGTGTCACTAGCTAACGATGATTTTTCGTCCTTAGCCAGAGACTGACCGGCTAGATCTACACGATTGGTGAAAGTTTTCTTGAATTCATTGTACTCTTCCATAGAGTCAAATGATTTCGCCAGAGAAAAAGTTGCTGCTTGATTACAAGGTACCGATACAACCGATACTTCAAACAACTCAGCATCCTTAATCTTTAAACCGTCAGTTTCCGAAATATAATCAGCATCCTTGACTCGGAAACCAACAGAAAAAGCTCCAAGAATGCCTTCTTTTACTAACTGTGCAACGCTATCCGGCGCTGACTTACTAATTTTTGCTTTAAGTTCTAACCCATTGTCGGTAACTTTAAGACCTGTAGCTCGACCAATCGGTTTATTATAATCATGGTTAAAAAGAATAATAGGGTTCTTTTCAAAATTACAAAGTCCACCTTTTGTCCAAGCTTCTGCCATAATAACATCATTTGCACGATCCTCATCATGCGTACTTGCCATACCGCAGATATGTACGCTTCCATCATCATCTTCATGAAGAGCTTTAAAGGTAGAGGTAAGATTAAAGACTTTATTCATCATCTTTGCTCACTTTAGGTGCTGCCGGAGCAGGCTTGCTCAAAGCTTCAAGCGGATCCTTTTTAGGGGCTGCTTTCGGCTTTGGGTCTGTTTTTGGCTTCGGTGCCGCTTTGGGAGCGTTAAGCTGCTTCCAAGCATCGGGCATCTCATTTTCAAGAATACCTATCATTCGAGGCCAATTACCGAAAAGATTAAAAATCAATCCGATTCGAACAGGAGCTTTTGAATCTTGCTCCCACTCATGTCTAGTCATTACATGACCTACTTCAAGCATATGCATTGCAATATCTTGCAACACTGATATTCTTGCGCGTGCTCTAGCCATCAGTTTCTCCTTCTTCTGGGCGCCCTCCCTCATCTGGATTTACCGCACTTCCTGCAATATTTGCGGGAACTCGGAGGTCATCAAATCCTTCGATGGGGTCGAAATTAATTGCTTCTCGAGCTTCATTGGGGCTAATAATTCCTGTATTTACTAAAGCAGAATAATACTGTGCTTGATCTCTTAACTCTGGTTGCAAAGCTGGAATATTAGTTGCATCCTCAACGATTTCAAATCCGAAAAATCTCTCTAAAGCAAAATTTATCTTTCTTACTATTGGCATTATAGTTTCCAAATAGTAAAGTCTCATATTCGGTCGAAGGTTCGCATTGTTTCCTGAGTCAAGAAGAATTGGTGGAATACCAAGCGCCTTCAAAATAATTTTTTCATTTTCTGTAATTGCGGATTGAAAGTCTAACTCTTTAAAGTTTATATTCGATACGCTATCAATTTCAATACCGCCATCAAGAATAAGAGGTCTACGACCCCCTGCATCAGGACGGTAACGCGCAGTCCAAGATTGAATCATTCGCTCTTTAATTTTTTCTGAAAGAGTGTTTGGAGATTTCAATACGAGACCGGGAACCGCGCCATTTTTAAAGAAATTGTCTTGAAAATCCCGCATATTTCGCATAAGTACCATTGTTCGAAGTGCGGGCTTTAGTCTTGATACTCCTCGGTAAATTGAGTAAAAAGAATTTTCTTTTATATGAATAATCTCGTTCGGAGAGTAATTAATTGTCTCATTGTAAGTAAACTTCTCAATATAAGTTGTTTCACTTGCATGAATATGCATTTTACTTGCTGGCAGGTGGTACAGATGTACGCCATCAAAGTAAATAAAAATATTTCCGTCTAATAGATAATCTGTAATTAGATTACGACGAAATGTGCTAATATCTTGAAAAAGGTTAGGTTCCTTATTCAGTAGAAGATTAACACGAGATCTTTTAATGTTCTTTACAACACTAGTTGTATTTAGTTGACCGCCGACCTTTACATCAACTTCGGCACAGTCGTCAACAATCATATTTACGCCTCGATTTACGATTTCGAGGTCTTCATACGCACGCTCATAGTTTACATGGCGCTCACGAGATGACTCTACTTTATGGTCATAATGAGGTTGGGCAGGATTTAACTTTTCCTCCACATCCTCTTTCTGCTGCCAAAAGTTATACCAAGCCATGCTTTCCTCTTTGTATTTCTACCCAGCGTTTCTGCTTTGGGGCTGAGTGTAATGTTGGGTTACGCCCATAAATTGAATGTAATTTCAAGTGATGTGCATGGCATATAGTAACAGTCTCTTCGTACAGCTCTTCAATATGCTCGTTTATAAACTCATCTCGAAAGTCTCTTATATCCTCCATATAGTAGCCTTTTTCTTTGACCCACTTTTGAAGAAGAGAGCTCAAGCTATAATAGTGATGAAAGTCGAGTTCAGCTTCAGCTCCACAAATATAACACTCTGTTCCTTTTTCGTACCTTGCTTTTGCCTTATCCCGGATGTATTTTACACAATCCCTCTTCAGTTCGGCCATATAAATGTTTCCGTATTACCATTCTTTAACTCACCTGAATTATACATATATTCAGATAGCTTTTCTTTTAAGGTTTTTTCTTCTAAGTACGCTTCTTTACCATTAGAAAACTTCTCTAAATCTATGAGTTGTACTGGGTACCCGAAGTCATACTTACGCTTTTCCCAGTTTACTGTTACGCCTACTTTATATAAATCTAAAGCAGGAAAGTAACATAAGTACCTATATGTACCTGCATTTTCTCTATAACCCTTTTTACTGCAGTTAGGGCAGCCTACTAGCTTTTGTAAGTTATTGGGACTAACTAACCACTCATGCCCACAACTATTGTGTCTATGTAGTATTTTAGTACTATTATTTATATAAGAATCTATTTGTGTATACTCTGAGGCTTCTAAAAATTTTATATGCCCAGAAGCATCCGAGTTTCTAGCTGCCCCTTCTATAGAGGACTTTAATCCTAATCTTGAGGCTTTGCTTCTTACACTACCACTAGTTTTGCCTAAAATATCTATACAGTACTGTTTACCATATTTCGGATAAAATCGTTTTAGAAACTCAGTCTCTTCTAATGTCCACATACCTTCTCTCCTGTAAGAAGGCGGTGTCTTTCAGGAAAAAGAACGAGGTTAATTACTCCTCTCACCGCTTTTATTAACGAAATTATATCGTGGGGGAACTAAATTGTCAACTACTATTTTTCTCTGGTCCTATCAAAATCCTGTAGTTGAAGTTTCGAATGAATACATTGCATACCTTAAAGCGTCCGCCATGTGTGATGCCATATTATGTTTTGGCTTTTCTCGGGCTAGGTTGGGATTTGGATCCCATTGATATTGATCTAAACAAGACAAACTTTCCTTACACCGCTGGTCTACAAGAAGATTATCATTGTCAACAATACCAGCCACATGAGCAATGCCGTCAAGAACAGACTTTTTGGCATTGGTGGTAGTAATATCATAGTTCTGAGCAAAGTCAAATCGAGTTTGCTGAGCCGCTGAATCAATGAAGATATAATCAATATCCCACTTTTCCATAAGTCGTCGAATTTCAACCGCATGTTGTTCAGTAGTTTTTTCAGCATCTAAGTACTCATCTAGTAGATAATATTTTTCACTATCCCAGTCATACCCTAAGACACAAAACGCTGTGGGATCGCGATACCCCACGTCAAGCCCTGCAAATATATCCATTTTCGAGGTATCGAGTTCTTCCAGGTTTTCGACACACTCTTCATGATTGAAGTTCCAAATCTGTCCTTCATAAGTATTGAAGTCAGCTTCGTACTCCTGTTTAAATTCTGCTTCGGACATACTTTTTCGAGCTTCCGTAATATCGCTTTCAGACATTCGAGGATTATCTTTATAAGTTGCTCGTATCGACGCCCATTCTGGAAATTCATCTGTAAACCCTCTATTGAAAAACTCTGCAAACCAATTATTCTTTCCTCGCGGAGTAGAAATAAACAAGGCTTTTGAGTTATCTTTATCTAGCGTAGGACGAAGTGCAACATTGAAAGCTTCTTTCCCATCTGCCAACGCTGCTTCGTCGAATATAATTAGGTCGTAACTTCTGCCTACGCAGGAGTCGACCTGATTGATGGATCCCATTCTTATAGTTGATCCATTCGTCAACTCAATTACTTTATCTTTCGCATTATCCTTTGCAACTTCTAGGTCAAAATGCTTAATAAGTTGTCGTTGTAAGTCGAAAGAAATCTGAGACAAGGCGTAGTTCGGAGACATAATTAATATGTGTGAACCAGGAACTAGTGATACTAGCTGCCCAATTATATTTGCGATATACGTTTTGCCTTGCCTTCTAGAAATAGCTGCCGTGACAAAACGATACTTATTATTATTGATCGCATTTATGATCGCCATTTGAGACGGAAGAGGTATTACGCCGAGTAGCTCCAAATATGGGTCTACTGGAAGCTTGAGAAACCTCGTCTCAGATTGAAAATCGACAATATGCTCAGAGACTAAGTCTCTTCTACTTATTTCTACTGCCATGCTACCTTCTTATTTTTCTTTTGCTTTTCCAATATTTAACGCTAGTACATCAATAACTTTATAAAACTTTGCCCATAGTTTATCATCTACGGGTGTAGGAGTGGTCGCTGCAATTGCTGAACATACACAACAAATTATAGGAAGTGCATACAGTATTTCAAAAACTGTTAAAATAATATCAATCATTTGCCCTTACTCCAAGCCTGTGCCCCGAAGAAAGCCGCTACCAACCCCGCTACGGCGACAAAATAAGTAGGTGCCATATCTCCTAGAATATTTGAAGCTTTTTCTAACCCGGCAAGGTCAGTAGCAACAACCATGGCGGGATAGAACAGCATGCCAGCAAGAGAGAACCATGCCATATTTCTTTGTGCATCTCGCATTGCATCTGCATCTTCTAACTCCTTTCTTTTAAATTCGAGGTACATTGCCTCTTCTTCTTTACTAACTTTACCATCGCCATTACTATCTGCTGGATGATAACCAGAGTTTTTAATTTCTTCTTCCATCACCACTTATATTTATTTGCCCACCAAGCTGCGGACATCTTGCCTTTTGCAATATTCTTTGCATGACGAGCTTTAAATGAACGGCGGCGAGCTGCATAAGACTTGCTCTCACCTTTTTTCTTTGGAGAGCCTTTTACTCCCTGTTGTCCAAAACGAATAGTTTTAATCTTACTACCAACTTTTGCCACAACAATGTGTGACTTTTTTGGGTGCTTGGGAGTACGCTTTGGTTTATTAAATCCTGAGACACCTGCTCTTTTTAATCGAGGGTCTCTTTTCTTACCTCTTCTTTTTGCCGCCACGCTTCATTCTCCTTCTCGACTTTGTAAAAGTTTTTACCATAGTCGGCTTGCCGCCTGGGTTACCTGCTCTTCTCTTTCTCGAAATTGCAGACTTTCTTTGAGCTGGTGTCATGCGAGCTGCTTTTGATGCAGCAACGCACTTTGGATACTTCTTACTCGAAGCTTTCTTGCGGCCACAAGGCATATATCCTCCACTTTTTTTCGGACGAGAGATATCTACCCAGTTTTCTTTAAACCACTTTGTAAGACCTCCTTTCGGTTTCGCCATAATTATGCTGTATACTCAACCGTATGAACGGATGTGCTTGTTTTAAGATGCCCATTACGATCATAAACAGTTACATCGTATATATGAGCTAAAACTTTTTTAGTTCCTGGTACTATTCCATCAAATACTTGATACACAATATTTCTATTAGTATAAGTTGTTGGAACCGTGTAGTGAACTGGAGAAACCTCCATCAGTCGTCTGCTTTTTGTCGACCGAATCTGTCCCAACCCCAGAATGCTGCCGCACCTACTACTACTCCAAATATAAATTCCATTATTTTCTCCTTCGCTTTTTTGCGGCTTTTGAGGGACGACCTCGTTTCTTACCATAAGTTCCTTTTCCGTATGGCATTATTTACTCCCCATGCGGTATTTACCGCCTCGTGCCTTGTAAGTTTTTACAAGCCACCCGTTTGCGTAAGCTGAAGGATATACCTTAAACTTCCTCTTCGCTTCCGCTTTCACTCTCGCGTACAACTTCTTGTTCGTCGGTACCGGTCTCTTCTTCTTTACTGACTTTCGCTTTCGAGCCGCCATTATTCTACAAAATCTTGACCGTTCTCGGTTACAGGAGGAGCTACAGTTTCGGAAGAAGTCCAGTCTTTTTTCTTTGAACTGGCTTTATACTCTTCTCGAGAAATTTCTGTTTTTACTCCGTTCTCAATTTTATAAATTCTGCCTTTTCGAAATTTAAATTCCATCTATTTTCTCTTTCGTCGCTTGACGCTTCGTAGCAAAGCTACCATTCTTTTGGCGGATTGCGCTGTTTTGCCTTTTTGCGCCACTTGCCTTGGCGCCTGTCTTGGTAGGCAGATCGCCCAATACTTGAAGGATTGCGTTTACTTCTTCGACACTCAACTCTAAAGTTATCACTTAGTGTTATCCTTTATTAGTTGGCGTCAATAGCGGCTAGAAGCACAGTAATGTCCTGCGCGTCAGTCCAGTAGTCTTTAGCGACCATGATTTCCAGATGCTCGACGTTGCGTGATACGCAATCAGTCCATTCTTCATCTGTCATTTCTGCTGGCTTGCCATCGTTCAACAGATTTACAGAATCCATAGCGGCATCGTAGTGCTTCTGGATTTGTTCTGGGGTTAAGGTTTCATCTAACATTTCTT